GAGATAAAACCAGATCTATCAGATATTCTATAAGCGTATTTACCACTAGCAAAAGCCATCAACCTACCTTATAATAATCTAATTTAGGCACAACATTAAACGCTGATCTATCTCTATCTTCTGCCATAGCTCTTTCAAATTCTTCTTCATAAACAGTTTTAAGTAATTGTATTCTATCTGGTGCTCTTTTCATAGCTATGTAATAAGCCAATCCAGCCGTTAAACACGGAAAAAACCTAAAGGGTATTTCCATTGTATTAACTTGTGCATCAGCGTCTTGTATTCGTGTCAAAGCATCATAAACAATAACATCTGTGCTGTTTTCAGGTGTAGGAAATAATTTTAAATTAGGTGTTATTTGCCTATCTAAAAAATACTGCGTAGGTCTACCAGTTGATGTTTTGTTTGGTAGATTCAAAAAAGAATCACGACTAATTCTTGTCATAGTAAAATCTGTGCCACTCCGCCTTACAACTAAAGATAGTATGTCGATCAAGTCCGTACCCAAACTATATTCTGAATCACTTGCAGTTAAAGCTTGTGTTCTTTGCTCTATAGTCCATTGATTAAGGCCACGATTTGCCCACTCCGCAAGCATTATATTCATAGAACGCCTGGCAGTCTGCAAATCGTAACCAGTTTTAGCCTCTAAGCCACATCTCTCAAAAGCTTCTTCAATGTACTCAGCGACATCTAACTCAAAATTTGTAGAGCTTGATGTTGCCATTAGGCTTTACCACCTTTTTTCATTTTTTTAGCCATGCCACCGCCACGCATCTTCTTGGCCATGCCACCACCTCTCATTTTTTTTGGTTTTGCTTCGCCACCCATCATCATTTTAGCAGCTTTAGCCATGTCTTTAGACATTGCCATCATTTTTCTTGGACTCATTGCCATTTTAGTCTCCTATAGTAGTTTTCACGTTGCTCATAGATGTCTTCAACATTGTACTTATTATAATAATTATCATAATATCCAAGTTTCTTCAATTTATTTGCACTTTCTTGAAGTTTACTTAGTCTTTGCACAAATATCAAAGAATATTCCTCACTAACAACTTCTTCAAATGAACCATCATCTATAAGCTCATTTACGTCATCATCAGGGTGGAATCCCATTAACCAAATATCTTTTTGGTCAAATTTATTTTCATGTATTAAGTGATTTAAGTTGGAAAGATTATTGTGAAAAACATCATTTTTTTCATAACATAAATCAATTACAATTATTAAATCTTTAGAATCATGGAACTTATTAATTAAAGTATAAATAATTTCGTAATTTTTGTTTGTTTTTAAAGCAAAGCCAACTTTATTATTATTCCATGCTGCTTTTGCATAAGGACATGATGGAAGATTGTTATAATTTTCATTAGGTTTTTCTAAGGCGTGTTTAGACCAAGCTTTAATCTCATTACAAATTTTTTGCTCTAAACTCATTTTTTCTTCCTACGCCTTACTGCTTGAACTCTTCTTGGCTTACCTGCTGGTTGACCTAATCTTTTTTTCTGTGCAATACGCTTTCTTTTTTCAGAGGCAGACATTTCTGATGCAGTTTTTGGTGTTTTTGATGAAATACGTTTAGTTGGCCTACAATATGGTGTGCCCCTTTTTTCTCCTTTTTGTCTACCACACTTTTTACCAGTTCTTTGATCTTTCCAATCCTCTTTAAACCATCGTTTAAGTGCTAAACCAGCTTTTGTTTTACGAACAGCCATTATCTAAACTTTGTAATCTTTCTTCGATTGCTCATAACAACACCACAACCTCTTGCAATGTTTGGATTTTTTGATGGTCGTTTTACTTTACCTTTTGATACATTACCACCATTAGACATGGTAATAACGCCACCCTCTGCTTTTTTCTTAGCTTTCTTTTTTTTGCCACCAGTTCCATAATTTGCCGCTCCTACCTTTCGGCATTTAGCAATGGCTCCTGAAGCATAAGCTGATGGAAAAACTCTGTAACGAGCTTTTACTTTATGATAACAAGCGTCTTTAGGCATAATATCTTCCTTTCAATACTTTCCAACAAGTGCACCAATATTTTCGTTTCATGCACTGTGGACAATCTTTTAATGGTTCACCTTTTGCTCTTAGAACTTCTCCTTTTTTTAGCGGCACAATGTGCTTTTTCAGAAAATCCTTTAGGTCTTCTGCAATTGATTTTCCTCTTTCTAGCATTACTCCACTTCCTTTTTTGTGGTGGCTTTGAGATCTGCCTGGACATTTGTGATCTGCCCATAACCATTAAAAAAACTTCTCAAGAACTGCCACTCCTATTATAACTCCATAGATACCCCATAGACGAGTTTCAAGTTTGTTTAGTTTGTTGTTAATACCATCAAATCTAGCATTACATACTGATTCATGTTTTTCCAACATTTTTAATAATTCTTTACTTGTCATCTAACACTTCCATCTTCTTCTTGCTTGTCTTAAACGACTGTTTGGATTTTTAGCCGCTTTTGGAAACTTTTTCATCTGGCCTGCTGATCTTGCACAAAATGATTTACGTCTTTTTGCTGCTTTGCTACCAGGCTTAACCTTTCCTGTCACAGCAGTTTTTAATTTACTGCCTGGATTATCTCTTCTATAACGAGCAACTCCTGCTTTTGTCATTCCCGCCCCTTTTTTTGTGGGGCGGAAATATTTTTTAGTTTTAGGTGGTTGCTTGTCAGGCTTCCTTGCCATTAGTCATAGCTCTTTCTGACTTGCATAATTATTGTGTAACTATCTGCTGATGAATGACCAACTGTAGTAAACATAATATCACCAGTAACACCAGAACTCGCTGGATTTGTTAATCCACCAAATGATGTGTAATCGTGATGTCCACTTTGATTTTCACCAAGCTCAATACAAAAGTCATCTGTTGAAGCATCAAACAAAACTTTAACTTTCATACCATTACACTGCCACCAAATTTTTTCTATGGTTGCTCTTGTACAAGCTTCTCCTCTAACATTTGTTGCTAAAGCAGAAACATCAACTTTTTTTACTGCACTTTCACCTGATCCATCAGAGATGTTGGTAAACTTAAAGACAGCAGTTTGATGCCCGTCAACCAAAGTTTGCGAAGTAACTGCGTCTGCCATTTAAACCTCCCTATTATTGATCAGCGAAAGCAGGTGCTGTTGTTGATGTCACGCTTCCAAAAATTTGATAATTAGTTGTATCTTTTCCAATTATTGTTACATCAAATGCTTGTGGAACATTTATTTGAAAGCTACTTTCTGAATTACCATCTGGAAATACAGAACTTATTGCATTACCATCTTGGTCGTGAAAAGTAATGTTACCAATATAAAAATTTGTATTACCAGGTGTCACAATAATTGCATCTGTTCCATCAGCGGCTCCACCAGCGTAAACAAATCTAAAAACAGATCCAGCTATGGGTGCAGGCAAAGTGTATGTATTATCTTGTGATCCATCTGGCACAAGTAAAATTCTACCACTATGAGTTGCATTTGTTAAAGTTACATTTCCATCAGATAAGCTAACTGGTGCATCACCTAGAGTGGTTACTTCTGTTATTGCTCCAGTAGTTGCGTTTTTACTAATAGTTTTTAGGGTGCTTTCAGACCTGATAGGGCCTGAGAATGTTGTATTAGCCATGTATATCTCCTTGTCTTGGCTGTTGTCGAACACAATTGTTCGTCAAGGTACTTTAACTATACACAAAAAAAAGGGGTCTGAAAAGACCCCTTTAAAAATATGTATATATTTTTAAGCGGCTCCAGGAGAACCAAAGACAGCACGAGGGTCTGAAAAACCAAAGGCATAACGCTCTCTAGCTTTGTATCTCATGTTGCCTGTATCAAAGTCAGCTTCCATGCTTGTACTTAATGGTATTCTTTCAAAATATTTGAAACCATTAGGTGCATCTGTCTTAATGAAGAACGCATCTGTGTCTGTTAAGAAGTGGTTAATTGTATAACCCTCTGGTAACATACCCATGTTTTTGATTGCGTTAACATCGTTGTCAGATGATCCAGGTCTTAAAGTGGACTCAAGCAATCTGTCTGCAACAAACTGTAATGCAGGTGGAATAATAAGCTTCATTCCTCTTAATGCAACAATCATATTTCTCTCATCAACAAAGTTTGAAATGTCAATAAGAGCATTTTCTAATGATGTTTCATTAAGATCTGCTGCAGTTGATGGTTCATTTCTAAATGTACCACCACCACCTAATGGGTGATCTGTTGCACAAAGCTCTTTGCCATCACCACCTGTAAAGCTTGAATTAAACGCATTGTTTAATGTAGCAGCGGCTTTAACTTGCTTTGTGTGTGCCATTGATCTTGCTAACGCTCTTGTGTATCTAGCTCCAAGCTGGTCATACAAATTG